CCTAAGGAACTTATGAAGTATAGTGTAGAAGTTAAACACTATAAAGATGACCACCTTACAAGTAAGCTACTAACTGGAAAAAACCCCCAAATTGTAGAATGGTGGGAGCAGACTTTAAGAGAGCAGAGAGAGAATGAAGCCGACCACCCCTTACTAATATTTAAGTTTGATAGAAGTAAGTGGTTCTGTGCCTTTTTACAAGAACCCGTTAATGACTATAGGTACTTGTACTACTCCGAAGGATTTTATATGGCTAAACTAGAGGATTACCTGACGGACCGGTCAAAAGACGATTGGGTTTATAAGCGTATTTAAAACAATAAAAAACCCCCAATACTGTTTAAGGTACTGGGGGTTTTTTATTGTTAGCGTTGCAGAAACTTTAGCTTAGGCCTCTTTCCTTTTTTTGTAAAAGCTCTACTAATACTATAAAGCTTTGACAAGGGGCATCGAGGATGGTACCACTTCATGTTAGTTGTAGATATAACGTAGTCCTTTAAGGTCTGTGTAAGCTCTATCTCTTTTAACTCGATAATATCTTCGGGGGTATTAGTAGAAAAATTAACATACAGCAAGGGGTCCCCCTTTTTAATCCGTACTACCTCCTTCTTAGAAGATAGCTGGAAAGCGAGGTCTGTGGGTCTCCACCAATCTGATATATTAACTCTGCCTGGGATTATTCTTAAAGGAGAGACTCCTGGCAGCTCAAAATGAGGAGAAGTAACCCTTAAGTCTACCCCGAGGTCCTCAGTAACAAATAACATGTGGAAGTTAAGTGAGAAAATAGGCTCGTCTGCCTCTCCATACTCGTCCTCCCTTAAATGGAAAAACTCTCTTGGCATGTTCGTATATTTACTAAATAAATTAATTTGTTTAGTTTCTAGGTCTACTTCGAAGTAAGCATCAAAAGGGGAACTAAGAACATAAGTGTTTTTAAATATCTCATTAGAAGAAGGGCACTTAGCGTACTGGTATTTATGTCCCTTCAAATCCCTAGAGTACAGGGACTGTAAAGGATCATCCACTAGCATCTCTATCCCTATGCTTGAGTCAGTATTCCAGTGACACCATCCTACAGTTACCTTATTCCTTTTAGCAGCCATACTCAAGCCACCCTGTCATAATATACTTATCTTCATTAGAAAATACCGGGTTACCCCTGTGGGTATGTGTCCAGGCGGGTGGGAAATATACTACAGTCCCCTGCTTAGGCTGAAGTCGGGTGTTTTGATAAATGAATTCAGTCTCCCCTCCTTTTGATACATCGTTTAAATAAAGAATGTAAACCATAGCACGATGGCTGTTCATCATATTATTAGACTCGCAGTGGTAGCTAAAATACCCAGATTTTTCTTCTTTAGGGTACTTCTGTACCTGGTATGCACTAATTTTATGCGCCTGTAAACTATCAACATAGAAGTATTTATCTCTATAAAGATCATAGGCATTTTGCATGTAAGTATTAAGCTCTCCTACTAAATTTTCGTACTTTGTGAATCTAGATATATCTACGTCTATAGAGTTTTTGTTCTGCTTGTTAACCCCAGAACCTGTGGTACCTGCCCAAGTGTCCCCCTTTAAGTTAAGTTTAGTGTGTGCTTCAATAATATCTTTACATAGTTTTTTAGGTACGCAGCCTTCATAGACTCCTATGAAATCAGTATATTCTTCTGTCATGCTTTTATCCTTGCTTTAATAGCGATAGTAAATTTTTGTTGATCTGCGACTATTGTAGGGGGCCTAGACGCATGGGGGATAGTAGATTTAAACACTGCTATCCTGCCCGGCTTGGGGACTACAGATTTTATAATCTCGTCGTGTTCCGAGTTATAGAATACAGTTTCACCCCCCCAATCTGGGTGCCAATTAGGGTTGGCGTAGTATAAAAAGGTTATTGTATCTTCCCTTTGGTCATCCGAATGAGTACTTAAGTACGTAGATAGATTATATACATTGATATAAGATCTTAAAACCTCGATAGTTCCTAAGCCCTGGTTAGCCGCAATACTGTTCAGTATTTCGGTTAACTCTAATCGGTCGAATTCCTCCTCGGATAAATTAGATACAAACCTACTCATATCCGAGGTATTTGTACTAGAAGAGTGTCCGAACATAAACTTGCTATTTTTACAAAAATCAAATATATGTTCCTGTTGACAGAAGTTAACCAGCCTGTCCTCTACCTCTATAAAATCCTTACTTGAATCTGTTCCAAACATACCATAGTTTCTCCATAAAAGTTAATTTAAAATCAGTAGGCTCTGCGGGGTACTGCACCTTGTAGGGGTCTGAGAAAAAGGAAGGCAGATCTCTTAAATCTTTCCTCCATCTCCTATACCTACGTTTTTTTGGCCAATCGGGGTAGTCCGCCAGCTGAGTATAGTCACTGCTGTGTAGCATTAATAACCTGGCGTTTCTTACTAGCCTCCAAGCCTCCTCCACCATTTTAGGATGGTAGGGGTCCTCCCCATACGGGTTCGGTTCAAATTTCTTTAGCCCCGCATCGTACATCCAACCTACCTGGGGTTTCTCCTCTAAGTCAGTTATGTCCACAAACTCACATCCTAGCATTCCGTAAGGGGGCTCCCCTACTCCCTCTAGGATGCAGCGAACTAGTCCATGATTTACTTCTACATAGTCTCTATCCGACATATAATTACCAGCTAACTGTCACTTTACCTTTATTCCCGGAGTTACCACTTCCGCTTACGCCTCCTCCGTTTCCTCGAGTACCATGAGCACCGTTACCACCTTGCCCCCCGTTTGCTCCGCCACTACCGTTTCCGTTAGCATAATGGATTCCTCCGTTAGACCCATTACCCCCACTGTGTACTCCGCCACCTCCAGAACCTCCTGCCAAGCTTCCTCGACCATAGTTACCTGCTGAACCTGAACCTGCAGACTGAGAAACGGCAATATTACCTACGTATGAGGAAGACGCCCCATTACCTCCATTACCTCGCTGGCCTTGTCCACCGCCACTTCCTCCGCTACCTCCATTAGAGAGAGCGACCCCGAAAGTTTGCCCCCCAGTAACGCTGGCATTAGTGTTATATGTGCCGACGCCTCCACCGCCGCCACCACCAGATCCGCCGTTATTATTGTCCCAGGATACTCCGCCGGCACCTCCGCCGCCTCCTCCGCCGCCACCTTGCACAGTGACCGAAATAGATTGCACCCCCTGAGGTACTGTAAAATTGCCGTTATTATTATAAGTACTACTGCCTGGGCCCGGGTAACCCTCGTGAACGGTTCTCCAAGTGCCCCCATTTTTAACATAAACAGTGCTAGAGTCTCTCCAAATGCCCGCGGCTTTAGCGTACACATTAGTAAGGGCTCTCCAAACTCCGCTTGTCTTAACTTTGGTCTGTGATGCCATATTAATTACTCCTTAGGTATCTCAAGTTTAATTTGAGAAATTTTATCCGATAAAGCAGAGAACTCTGCAGTAGGTGGTTCCCCCGCAATAATATTCTGTACAGCATCCATTAAAACTGCTATCTGGTCGGTAATTCCAACTTCGTTCAGATACCTAATCTTGCGGTTTGCCTTATATCCTCCTGTAACTTCCCATGCTGATCCGGTCCACCTCTGAGCTACCCCTAAATCGTTATTAAAGTCACTTCTAGGCGGCTCCGAGTTAGCTTGAGCATCCCCTTCCGCTAAAGTTGTGTACCCCTCGTAACGGCCGTCTGCTGAAACTTTATGACCATATACTGGGTCAGGAATTACTTGTTCCGGCACGCTTGGCTCCACTGTAGGTACAAAGCTGTCCGCGTAAGCGCTACAAGAAGTCTGCTCATCCGCAGTTAGATCAACTCTAACAGTATCGCCGTCCGCATTATTAGTGAACTTAAAAAGGTTGCCGTTCTCAGGCTCGTAATTTAAGTATGTGTAAGGGAATCCTAGCTCCTCGACTGAAGATACAGGAGTACCATTTACTATCATTTCTCCATTTTCTGAAATTGTAATTGCTTTCATTTATTAATTCTCCTTAGTACTTGTACCAAACGTCGCCGTTTGACCCGCCTGATGCTGCTGATGTTGAAACAGTACGTGTACCGTACCCGTTAATATTTGTAGCACATTTAACTGAAGTAATTGATCCTGTGGCTAAATGCTCCGCATCAATACTGCCTGCTGCATAATGCTCGCTGTTGATAACATCATTAGCAATCTTTGTGCCATCTATGATATCTGCAGCTAAGTGTACTCTATCGATTGAACCGTCTACGTACTGAGCGGAATCAACTGTATTAGCTGCGTTTGTAAGTATGGTATTACCGCCTGCGGTAGAACCTGATTTTAATTGTGCCATATTATATTCTCCATTGAATTTTCTGACTTGCGCTCGAAGGATGTCAAGGCGCGTTATTATTATTATTTAGCAAGTAACCCCTGATTTGTCAAGGGTTAAATTTTTCTTGTTACTTGGATAATCTCTCTACTTTTTGAGTTAATTCTTGAACCGCTTTAACAAGTACCGATACCATTCTAGTATAGTTTAGAGCTTCTGGTTTTCCGTCTTTAGTAGATACTAGTTGCGGTAAAACTTTTTGAACCTCATCAGCAATTAGACCTACTTCATGGTTACCTGAGTTGATTCTATCATACTCTACTGGACGTAGTTTCATAATATTATCAAGTTGCTCTCCTAAAGGAGTTACGTTTTCTTTATAGATAGCAGCAGAGGATTCCGTTAAGGTCCCTGCTACAGTTACATTGTTGAAAGTAACATCAGAACTAGTAGCAGTACTTTGGTCCACTGAGTACGGGTAGCTATAGTTGTTAGCAGAAGCTGCGATACCGTTTAACTTAGTATGGTCAGCTGAAGTAAAGTTAATCTCTGAAAGACCACCATCACCAACTGAGTAAGTAGTGTTATTATCAGCCGCCCAAACCGCAGTTCCACTAGCAGAATACTTCAGGAACTGACCTGCGGCACCAGCAGTAGGAATATGCTTGTTTCCAGCAGTTGTAGGGTGAGAGTAGTTATTCGCAGAAGTAGCAATACCATCTAGTTTAGTGTTATCTGCTGTAGTAAAGTTAACTTGCGTTAGTCCGCCATCGCCTACTGAGTAAGTAGTATTAGTATCTGTAGGAGTTACCCAAGAAAAACTTCCATCACCATCAGAACGTAAGAACTGAGAGGTAGTACCGTTTCCTGTTACATTTAAATGAGAAGCATCTACACCATTATCCACTAGCTCGGATGAATCTACTGAGTTAGCTGCAAGATGAGCTGCGGTAATGCTACCACTTGTAACACTAATAGCGCCTGCAGAATACGTAATACCTGATCCACCACTTAAATGAGAGTCAACATCAGAGTCTGCGTATCCTGCGGGAATAGAGATAGTATCTGTAGTGCTGTCGCCTCTAGCAAGAGTAATAGTAGTTCCTGAGATAGTCATAGCGTTTGCTGCCGAAGATAAAGACTGGTTTGACGTTTTAGCCGTTTTAGTTGCTAAAGCAGTAGTTAATGTAGAAGCGTAAGACGCGTCATCGTTGATTGCAAATGCTAACTCATTAAGAGTATCTAAGGTACCAGGTGCTCCACCGATTAAATCAGTAAGTTCAGTTTGAACATACGCAGTTGTTGCAATTTGCGTAGTATTGGTATTAGCTGCTGCTGTAGGAGCAATAGGAGCTCCAGTTAATGTAGGGCTTGCTAAAGTGGCTTTTAAATCTAAAGCCGCTTGTAAGCCATCTACATTACCAATAACATGGTTATGTGAATCGTCTGCAACAGTAGCTGTTAATGTTCCATTTCCTAAGTTAGTTAATGTAACCGCACCACTTAAGTCACCTGCTAAAGTAATAGTAGGATCAGCTGTTGCTGTTGTTGCCATAGATACGTTTCCTGAACCATCTACACTAGCTGATCCGGTTACTGCACCTGTTAATTCTAAAGTTCTAGCAGTTGCCCAAGCACTTGCTGTAGAAGCGTTACCAGTTAAAGCACCTGTAATAACTGTAGCTGTTAAATCACCAGTACCTAAATTAATATCTTTACTAGCATCTACAACTAAAGCTTTTAAAGCTGTTGCAGTACCTGCTGTGACACCTAATTCTGTAGCAGCTACTGTATCAGACTGGATTGCTGCAGTACCTGTTACATTACCTGTACCATCTAACGCAGCAGATGTCCAAACAACATCTCCAGTCATTCCAACAGTACGCCCAGTTGCTAAAGCTGTTGCTGTAGCAGAATTACCTGTACAAGATCCAGCAGAACCAGAAGTATTACCTGTTACATTACCGGTTAAAGCACCGGTAAATGTAGTTGCATGAATCTCAGCCCACTTCTTAGAAGAAGAACCAAGGTCATACGTGTTAGTAACATCAGGGATAACGTCAGAATTGATCTCACCACCAATAGTAACATTATCAGTACCTGCATCACCTAATGTGATTGTTCCGCCATTTGCGGTCATTGTGCCCGTGATAACAGCGTTACCACCAACATATAAATTTTCTTGTGTAGAAATACCACCAGTTACCTTTAAGGCACCTGTAGTAGAGCTTGTAGCGCTAGTTGCGCTATCTACTGAAACATCCGCAGTGCTATCAATATTTAGTGTGCTTCCTGAGTGTGCGTCAATAGTATTTACTTTTAAAGTAGACATATTTTATAATTCCTTATTTATGATATAGATAAGTTAGCGCCTGCGCCAACATCTAAAGTTATTCCTGTGGCTACATCAACAA